TGTACCGTCAAAAGTTGTTGAATTCGCATCTAACGCAAACACATATGTTGAATTTGCAAACAGCAATTCGTCGCCAAACTCCATAAAATCAGTTATGGTTATTCCGCGCCATATCATGAACGTACCGTTAAGTAGGTCATAGACAATAACCGCGTTGTTTGTCGTTGAGCTTCCCTCCGGAAATGCACAATACAATATGTGCTTATGGATTATGCTAACGGCATTTTGAGCATAGGATTGATTTATGACGATATCTTTTGCCTTATCTCCAAGCAATGTATAAGCTGAAACCCCGTTGTAATAATACAAGCCATCTTTTGAGAGGAAGAACGCTCTGTCGCTTGTTTGGACAATTGTCTTTTCGGCAATCGCTCCAACGGACGAATACACTTGTTTGACCTCATAAACTGACGGATATGTTCCGACAACTCTTGAGATATTGTTTGTCTTAAAAATCACCAAATCGGAGAATATGTTTGAAACTCCTATGCAAACTCCGCCGTCCCACGTAGGCAGATTAATAATTCCTGCGCCATCCTCTGATATAGTCCAATTTTCGGGGCCGGAATGTCCTTCTCCGATGGTATCGGAATAATAAATCGTATTTGGCGTAGCCTTTACGCCTGTAGCCCATATTCTCTCTGCGTGAAGCGCTAGAGATTTTGCTACCGGAGGGGTACCGCCGAGATTTTCAAATGTAGCTCCGTCCCACTTTTTCATAACATCCGAGCCATTACCCATAATAACAACGTCCGTTGCGGATATCTGATAATTGAAATAATCCCAATCTCCGCTTGTAAGTCCGGTTGCAAGAGCAGACCACGCCGAGCCCGTCCAATAATAAATAGCCGTAGCAGTCGCCACAAGCAGATATGATGTAACCGCTCCGGTTGTTGTGTTGGTTTTATAAAACTTCATCAACCGCGTTATTGCCGCCGGAGCCGCCGTACTTATGTACTTGGAGTATCCGTTTATTGTCTTGAGCGTTCCTGTAGCAATATCAACATTTTGCGCATTTTTTGACTGGCTAGTTGAAAGTTCGCTATCGTCAGCAGACTGATTCAATCCTCCGGCAAAGCTCTTTATTTTAAGTGTACTCATTCAAAATCACCATAGTTATAAGTGGCTTTAACTTTGCGCCGAGCCATCTTACCCCCTCCGCGCAAGGCGTTTAGTCCGGAAGTCCATTTGCTCATCCAATAGCCGGACTTGTTCAGTGACGTTGATGTACCCTTTATGATGTAATATTGAGCCGCCGCAAAATAGCAAAGCAACCGCCATGAAACGGAATCTGGAAACGGATATACGTCAGTCGAATCGTCCATATCTGCGGGGATATACTCATATTCAACCGTAAGAGTTTCAAGCGGAGATGCATTGCACCATATCAAACCGTTTTGCTCCTGTGTCCATGCAAGACACCCGTCAGCGCTCTTTGTCGTTATAAGCCCCCAGAACGTCTTTGTGAGGTCGGCAATGTCAAAGCATGAATTAGCATCAAGTGTGACGTTTTCGCTCGTAGTGAGCCGTATACGCTGCGCTATGACGTTCTTGGCCTCATTCAGCGCCGACGTTAATCGAGCTTCGACGGTTGAAAAATCATCATCATCTGTGTCGGCCTTAATATAGTCGGCTGATTCCGTTATCAGCGTTTGTAGTGTTATATCTGCCATGATTCACCGCCTTATGTGTCTTTAATAATTGCTTTTTTCATGTCTTTTGCCATTTCGTGTATCATATCGTTACGCCTGTTTTCTTGCGCACGTTTAATTTTCTCGTTATGTTCGTCAACCTCTGCAACGAGGTCGCCGTAAATGTTTTTGTAATATGTTTCGCCAATTCCAAGAATTGTGTCGCGGTCAAATTCATCCCATTTGGTGCTCTGGAAAAATGCGCCGTTAAAATAAATTATGTATGATTCCGCATCGTAGTTGAACTCAATGTCGAATAGTGGGTCTATACCTTGCAAAATTGGGCGTATCTCGTAACAGTTCGCCCCGTTTTTATCAATTCCAAACATTTTAGTCTCTGTAATCATTCTTCACCTTTTTAAAACAGGGGCGGTTTTTTATGCCGCCCCCATATATCGTTGGTTAGCCCTCTGTAATGTCACCGATAAGAACGTGAGCATTACGCATCGACGCGCCGAGTTCCTGATAGACATATAGGACAGCCTCGTAAGCATCGTATCCAGACACGCGGGACAGAATCGCTCCGTCCTCCTGCATCCAGTCGAAGTCTGCCAGACGGTAGATTGACAGTTCGTTTTCGTCAACGCAGTAAATCTTGTTTGCGGGTGCATCTTTGTCGGCTATGATAGGAATCATGCCGTGTGCGCCGCCAAGATAAGACAGAGCCTTGTAACCGCCCTGTAACTCCTGAGTGTTTACAAGCTGCTTAGAGGTAGTGAGCAATGCCTGATATGCACGACGTACGCCAAAAGAGGTATACATAGCGGTGCACATACCCGCAGAGTTTGATTCAAGGGTATCGATTGCTTTCTGGATTATGCTGTCAGAGATTGCACGGGCAGTACCCGCAGACGAGGGGTTGTTCTGTACGGTAGCAACCCACCACGGATATGTGGAAACATCAAGTCCCTGCAACGTGGTGGTTGCCGAAACGATGCCCGATAGACCCATCATTTCCTTGTTGCGAGAACCCGCAATGTAGACGGAATAGGTATTGCCTATGCTTGCGTATGTCGCAACGCCCGTGGTAAGTACAAACACGGTTGCGCTTGTGATGGATGCAACGGTATCTCCGACAACGCCCGCCGTTGTTGCGCCGGTAGAGGTTACGAGAACGTCAACGGGCATACCGACACGGAGTTTTGCGGTGCTGTCAACGGTAATTGCAGTTGCACTGGAAGCGGAGGCGCAAACTGCGAGTGCTCCGGTGCCGTCACCGAACGCCTGACGGTTCATAGAGGACTTCATGTCGCGCTCAAGTCCGCGCATTTCGGAATCAACAGCGCGGAGGAATGCACCCTCGTTGGAACGTGCCGCTTTCATTGTGGGGCCGGTAATCTGAATGCGACCGTACTGATATTTCATCGGTACAATGCACTCTTTATACGCCTGATTTCCGGCTGCCGGAAGTGCTCCGCCCTCGCCACGTGCGCCGACGCCCTCGTTGCGTCCATAGTGCAAGGGAATTGTAAAGTTTTTACCTACAACGGAATCCTCGTTCTTTTCCAGTCTGGAATAGAGAATTGAAGAACTGTTTAGCTGTTCACGAATTGGGCCAAGATACTGGTTTTTCAGTATCGAATCAAATGTGGTTAATGTAGCTCCTGCCATTTATAATTCACTCCTTATGTTTGTTCTCGCAGAGTACGGAGATAAGCTTTTGAAGCCTCCCGCGCTTCTGCATATGTCTTAGGCGTTGACACTACTTGCGCAGGTGCCGCGCCGCTTCCCTCTACAGGCTTGTACGATGTTCGTTTTCCCTCTATGTACTCTTGAATCGCCTTGTTTCCTATCGCGGTTTCGTCAACTTTTTTGGGGGGAGTTTGCCGTAAAGCAATTGTCATTGCGGTATCAAGGTCACACTTTGCCTTATCTGCAATCTCAAATATTTTAGATTTGTTTGAGTTAAAGAACTCTCCAAAATCCTTGTCAGCAGATAGCGCTTCTGATTCCTTTGTCATTGCCTCTTTGCGCTGATACTCGGAAAGAATGTTTTTCGTTTCCATAGCGTCTTTTTCGGCTTGTGTAAGCCGCGACAATATTTCTACGGGAACATTCTGCTTCGCGGCTTCTGCTTGCATTTCCTGATATTCAAGCGTTCGCTGTAAATCCTCAAATGTCTGTATCGGGTTTCCCTCCGGTGTTACGCCTCCGAGCTTTGCGATTGTGGCGTTAACCTTGTCAAATGCCGCCTTTTCCGCTTCGGCTGTCTTTTCTGCAAGCCGCCTCGCAAACGACTGAGTTTCGGTTATGGGCTGTTCAACGGGTGCGGTTTCAGGAATAGTCGTGTTGCCTGTAGGTGCTGTATCTATCGGGGTGGCGGTTCCCTCCGGTGTGGCAACGTCAACCACATCGGCATTAGCAGCCGTAGTCTCTGTGCTGATTTCGTTCATGGTAGTTTTCCTTTCTCGTTGAGCGACTTCGAGTTATTAGCAGCTCA